GGAGATAACCATGAAAGTTACTTTCGTATATCGTGGCGTTGCTTACACAAGAATAATCGGTTAAGCGATCCTGGGAGGTGCAACTCCTCCCTATTCAATTTGGCTTTTAGCCCTTCGAGGAGGATACCTATTAGCCGTCATGACGGTAGGAATAGACTACTAACCAGGAGTCTCAGGTTAGACCAAATGAGATTCATACAAATCTAGATCTAGAAGCGATAATTTATACCTTTACTTTTAGGAAAGAAAAATGGCACAACAGAGTACAGCCCATCAGGCTTCTGTTACTATGCCTGCTGCTAGTAATAGCACAGGTGATAGAAGAGCCCTATTGCTAAAATTAGCAACTGGGGAAATGTTTAAAGGTTTCCAGCATGAAACAATTGCTAGAGATCTTGTGATGAAGAGAACATTAAAGAACGGTAAGAGTTTGCAGTTCATCTATACTGGACGCACTAAAGCTGAGTTCCATGTTCCAGGAAATAGCATATTGGGTAATAGTGATGGAGCACCTCCAGTTGCAGAAAAAACTATAACTGTTGACGAGCTCCTTATTTCAAGTGCATTCTTATATGAGCTCGATGAGACATTGGCTCATTTTGAATTGCGCGGCGAAATAACAAAAAAAATCTCATATGCTTTAGCAGAAAAATACGATCGCCTTGTTTTCAGAGCAATCACACGCGGAGCAAGAGCAGCTTCTCCAATCACTAAATCTGGTTTCGTAGAGCCAGGCGGTACACAAATCCGTGTAGGTTCAACATCTAATGATTCTGATGCATATGATGCTGAAAAACTACAAGACGCATTTTATGATGCAGCCGCTGCGCTAGACGAAAAAGGGGTCAGCTCTCAAGGTAGAGTCGCGGTATTGAACCCTAGGCAATATTATCAAATCATACAAAAGATTGGTACATCAGGGCTTGTAAACAGAGATGTACAAGGTACAGCTTTACAGTCAGGACAAGGTGTAGTTGAGATAGCCGGTATTAAGATTTACAAATCCATGAACATACCTTTCTTAGGTAAGCATGGTGTAGCTTACGGTGGAACAACAGGAGAAACATCTCCAACACGTTTAGGCGATAGTATCGGTACTACCCTTGATGATGCATCTGGTGCAACAACTGGTATCAAGAACGACTATGGTACTGCTTCTGAAGTAGGAAGTAAATCATGTGGTTTGATATTTCAGAAAGAGGCCGCAGGTGTGGTCGAGACTATTGGGCCACAGGTCCAGGTAACATCTAATGATGTTTCTGTAATTTACCAAGGTGACGTAATCTTGGGCAGATTAGCAATGGGTGCGGATTACTTAAATCCCGCAGCCGCAGTAGAATTGTATGTTGGTGGTACTGCTCCTTCTGCATTCTAATTTTTATACACAAAGGGTTGTCGGTTAATCCGACTCCCTTTTTTTTATTTTTATAAGATGACAAATACTCCTACTACAATTGATACCGAGACAAACCTCTCCGCAGTAAATTCAATCCTGGGGAGTATAGGTCAAGCTCCTATTAATACACTTGATTTTACCAATCCAGAAATATCCTTTATTTTCAATTTATTAAAAGAATCTAATGTAGATATACAAAATGAAGGATGGGTATTTAATAGAGAAGAACATGTGGAATTTAATCCTGATTCATCAGGACACATAAATATACCAAACAATATTTTAAGAATAGATATTACTAATGGATATCAAGATAGACATTTTGATTTAGTAAAAAGAAATGGAAAACTATACGACAAGATAGGACATACGAATGTTTTTACCGCATCAATTTACTGTGATGTTGTATACCTATTTGCGTTTGAAGATCTACCATCAGTTTTCCAAAGATACATTACATACAAAGCAGCTGGTAGAGCCGCTACACAGTTAGTAGCTAATGCTGATTTAGTTAAATTATTAGCCAACCAAGAAGAATCTGCTCGTGCATCATGTATGGAATATGAATGTAACCAAGGGCAACATACAATTTTTGGTTTCCCAGATAACACTTTTATATCAACATATCAACCATTTAGAGCTTTAAATAGATGACAGGTATTTCGCAAACAGTATCAAACTTCTATGGTGGCATATCACAACAGCCTGACTATACGAAGTCGCCTGGACAAGTTAATGACATTGTTAATGCAATACCTGATTTAACTTTTGGATTATATAAACGTCCAGGCAGTAGAAGAATTAACTCATTAGTTAATGTACAAACTAATGGATCATGGTTTCATTACTACAGAGATATAAATGAAGGATCATACGTTGGACAAATAGATAGTACTGGAACAGTAAGGGTTTGGAAATGTTCTGACGGATCTCCAATGACTGTTAATTATTCAACAACACTTGGTGGTACTGAAACAAATTTAAAAGAATATTTAAAAACCAATAATCCAGAAGATTTAAAATTTCTAACTATTAACGATACTACATTTGTTAATAATTCTAATAGCAATAAAGTCGTAAGTTCTACAGGAACAACAGCTGATAGACCACATACATATGCGGCATTTGTTGAATTAACTAAAGCAGAAAATGGACGACAATATGCTTTAAATCTGCACGATGAAAATCAAACATCACAATTTACATATACAACAGCTACTAGAATAGAAATACAATCGACAAATATCCCAGCTAATGGTACTGCTGGATCAGGTCATTGCCCTGCTACTGGTACTAAAGTATTCGATGAGAGTAGTGGTAATAAAACAAATTTAATTTTTAGATTATTAACTAGAGGACAACAGGTCGTATCAAGTACTTATTCTGTGTCTGATGGTAATTCAGATTCTAACGATTACGGCTGTGCTTACACAAAAGAGATAACACTTTTGCATGGTGGTGAAGGTTGGCAAACAGGTGATACAGTCACTGTGTCAATGGAAAATTTTAACTATACAATTCGTGTTGCTAGTCATGAAACTATAAAAGCAAATGCAAATATAAAAGCTGTAAGACCTGCGCCAACACCTTTTGATGCAGATACAGTGGTTAGTACAGCACAAATTCTAGGCGGTATTTCTTCAGAATTATCCAATGTATTTGGTATAGGACATGAAATTATCGGTAATGGAATTTATATTTATAGCGATACTAAACCTTTTAACTTAGAGGTGGTAGATGTTGATTTAATGAAAGCTATAACAACAGAAGCTAATGATGTAAGTGAGATACCAGTTCAATGTAAACAAGGTTATATAGTAAAAATTACAAACACCGAAGATAATAGTGATGATGATTATTATCTACGTTTTGAAGCAACAAATGGTATATCAGGATTAGGTCAATGGGTTGAATGTGCAGAACCAAAAATTCCTTTAGGTTTTGATTTAACCAATATGCCAATAACTATACAAAGAACTGCTGTAGATACTTTTACTGTTTCTAGATTTACATATGAAGATAGGGTAGTTGGAGATGAAAATACAAACCCATTACCAAAATTTGTTGGAAGGTCTATAGAAAGAGTTTTATTTTTTAGAAATCGATTAGTTTTTTTATCAGGAGAAAATGCTATTGCATCAAGACCTGGCAGCTTTGGTGATTTTTTTAATACAACTGCATTAACTGTAAGTCCGCAAGACCCAATAGATATAGCATGTAGTTCAACTTTCCCATCTACATTAAAAGATGGAATTGAGATAACAAATGGTTTACTAATTTTTAGTACAGATCAACAATATCTACTTACAACAGATGACTCAGTATTAACACCTGAAACAGCAAAATTAGTTAGTGTTGGTACATACAGCTACAACCCAAAAGTAAGTCCAGTTACTTTAGGTAAAACTGTAGGATTTCTAGATAACAGTGGTAAGTATGGAAGGTTATTTGAAATAGCAAACGTAGCTAGTTCTGGGGAGCCAGATATTGTAGACCAAAGTAAAGTAGCCCCAAGACTAATTACCCAAAATATTGATTTAATATCATGTTCTAAAGAAAACGGAATAGTACTTATAGGTAAAACACAAGAAGATGTAGTTTATGGTTTTAAGTATTTTAATACTGGTGATAAACGTCTACAATCTGCATGGTTTAAATGGAAGCTACCTAGAAAACTTAAATATCAATTTATTATTGATGATTCATATTATTTTGTAAGTGATGATAATTACCTACAAAAAATCAATATTATCCAGGCTAATGATGAGGCACTAATAACTAAAGACGAAGTAGATTATTTTGTCCATTTAGATAATTACACAACGATTACTGGTGGTGTATTTGACCCTAGAAATGACATAACTTCATTTACTGCTAGTTGGTTATCATCTACATTTACGCAAAATGGAGCGATGGCAATATTAGATGACAGTGACGTTACACCACATAGTGGCAGATATATTCTTCCAAGTGTCAATGGAAATACAATAACTGTTTCTGGGGATTGGTCCGGGCGTACTTTATTAGTCGGATACTTATATGAAATGTTAGTTGAATTTCCAACTGTTTTTGTTACTAAAAATACTGGCGAAGTTACTTTAAGTGAAGTTACTTCATCTTTAATACTTCATAGAATTAAATTAAATTTAGGTAATGTTGGACAATACGAATTTAAGTTAAAAAGAAAAGGTAAAACTGATTACGTCCAAACATATGAATCCACGATAATGGATGCATATAAAGCTTCAACAGCTGCATTATTAGTTGAAAAAGAAGAAACAATACCTGTTTATGAACGTAATACAAGTGTTGATTTAATTTTATTATCAACCCACCCATCTCCAGCAACTGTAAGATCATTAAGTTGGGAAGGAGATTATACAAATAAATATTATTTAAGATCATAGTGTCAAAATTTATTCACCCAATAACAACAGAAGCTGCTGTAGAAGTAGCTAATAATTTAAGACCTGATGACTATAGAGAAGTTGTTGAGGGTCATGGATATGATCCTCTTCAGCATCTTTTATTTGCTGCACAAGATCCAGGAAGTGTGTACTTTACTGTCCCTAATGGAGATATAGCTGGTTTAGCTGGTGTAGATATTGATGGTCAAATATGGATGTTATGTACCCCAGCAATACATAAATTTCCAGTTACTTTTGCAAGAGAATCAAAAAGATTTATAGAAGCTAGAAAAGAAAAGTTGTTATGGAATATTGTCGATAAAAGAAATAAAACGCATTTAAAATTACTCAAATTCTTAGGGTTCAAGTTTTTGAGGGAATTAAAACACGGACCCAATAATTTATCCTTTATAGAATTTTGCCGTGTGTACAGGAAAATCAGCCTCTGAAAAAACTCAAGAAAGAAATTACAAAAGAGAATTAATTCAGAGAAGAGTCCAGTGGGATACAGATAGAAATATCTGGAATATGAAAATAGCTAATTATGAATTCAGAACTGATGAAAACGTATTAGCAAGCTCTAGACAAATTGGAGCAATAAATAGAAAATATGCATTAGAAATTGAAAAATATTTTGCTGATAATCAAGAAGCATATGTTGATCTTATAAGCGAGGTATCTATAAATGAAGGAGGTCGTTCAAGAACTTTTGGACGTAAAGCTGCCTTGCGTGGTATGAATGCTCAAAGTAAAAGAAACGCTAATTTAAGAAGAGCGGGAATTGCTCAAACAGAAGAATTAAATTCTGCGAGAAGACAACTAATGAC